ATTCCAGATATGCTTCTTGAATGCTTTTGTGATGGCGACCATGCGCTTGCCTGCATTGACCGACAAAAACGACCATGCGGCGGCACGCCCTGGGTAGATTTCGATGATCCCCGCACACGCAAGGATTTCGTCACCCTCGATAAGCGAATGCGCATCGGTACCCACAATCTTGCGAACCATGTCCTCGGTCACAAACCGAAGCGCTTGGGCTTGAGCCGGTTGCACCTTCAGTGCATAGAAATGAGCAAGTTGAAAAGGGACGATCTTCACCCTGCGTCCTCCGTCTCAAGTTGCATCACAATCATTTGCAGATTCATTGGCAGAGGTAGGTTCTGTCTCCAACACAGTTGGCCGTTTTGATCGAACGTGTCCTCAATGTATATCCAACCCTTGTCGCCGTTAAATAGCGGGATGGGATTGTTCATCTGTGTGGCACTGGACAAAAACGGAACTTCAATTAGGTCGCTAAAACTCGCACCCATCTGAAAACCAATCGTGTCCATAAGTCGAACACTTGCGCGATGAATACGCTTGAGTTTTGCTTGCGCGGTCCCGTCTTGGCCACCCGCTTCGGCGCGAAGGGTCTGCCCGTCGCTGTTGTAGGTGAACCCGACTTGAACCACGCTGGCTGACCGACTGAGCGTAATGGCACCGCCACTGACCACACAATCAATGTGAGTCATGCCATCCGCTAACACTTGGACGGTCTGCCCTTCCAACCAGGTCAATCCGCTGATCGTTGTGGCGGGACTGCCCACATACTGATCGGATGAATCGAGATACACGCAATAGGGAAGGGGATCGCCGTGATCCCACATCTTTGACATGACTTCGATGTATCGACGGTTTGCGCCGTTGATATAACGGTTCACCAAAACCCATAGATCGTCTCTGGTGCCGTCTGGTGACGGAATACATGCAACGCTTTCAACTTTGGCTGGAATCGTTTTTGCGGCGTCGTAGAACCCGCCAAGCGCATGTTGATGAAAAGCTACGACTTCTTGTTCTTTCTCATAAGTCAGCCCGATCAGACCGCCATCGGCGCGACACATCCAGACCAATTGTTGAGGGTTGTTCTGAATTGCCATTTGCGTCACTTGTCCAATTAACAAGTGTTGCGCCGGTGCTGAAATGTCAAGCGCGTTAAAACTGTCTAGTTTGAACTCATACGACATTTCTCTGACTTTGCCGCCACCTCGTTGAATGAACAACGTGTTGCGCCCCGCTTTGACGGGTTGCACGTTTGCAGACCCGTACTCGGAAGTGGGCTTGGCTTGGATGCTAGTCGGGGTGATTGGGTACCCAAAAATAGTGGCGCGAACCAACCATTCTGAATCTGCGGTGCCAACCAACAAGCCGCGCTCGTCGGACATTAACCATTTGATCGCGTTAACGTCGTTTGAGTTCATCGAGAACCCCACGGCGTTTGAATCCACTACGATATTGTTGGACTGACTGGGCGCAAAATTTTCGTAGTCCGCTACGTTCGAGCCGTCAATGCGCTGTGGAAAATTCGTACAGCCGCCCCAGTACAGTCGGTCTTCAAAGAACACGACTGAGTTCGGGTACCCGTTAGGCCCACCCCACAAACCTAAGCGCCAATCATAAGACGGGGCAGGGGTGATGCCCGATGGGGGCGTGATGTTAACCGTTGGGGCAGACGTGTAGCCTGTACCAATCTGAGACAATTGAATCGCTGTTACGACGCCCGCATCAAGGGTTACGCCACCCGATGCCGCTGCGCCCGAACCGCCACCGCCTGTGAACGTGACGATCGGTGGACTACTGTATCCTTGGCCCCCATTTGCCACGGTGATGTTTGTAACCCCGCCGCCCGAGACGGTAGCATTAGCCGTGGCTTGGATGCCACCAAAAGCCGCAACCACATTCACGGTGATGACCGTGGTGGACGTGACTGCGGTGATGCGACCCCATCCCCAATTCGCGCCAAGCTGTAATCGAATGACGCGCCCGATGTCGCTGGCCGCAAACCCTGTGTCTGAGTTAATCCCGACGATTGAACTAGCGGTGACAGTCACACTACCTGGTCCCAACCCACTCGGTGTCAGCGTTGTCGCAGACAAGTTGGAATTCATGTATGGACCATCTTCAAACTGAATCACGTTCAGTTGCCAGTTGGTCGCCCCAAAGCGTTGTAGCTTTGCCGGTGGGTGTTTAGGGTGTGCGATGTACAACGTATCAGCGGACTGCGCAAACGATAACGCTTGTACTTCGGCTTGAGAGTATGGCGTGGCCACTTCTAATGGCCCTGTGCCGGCCGCATTCAACACCTGCCCGTCGTTGGCACAAAACCGAACGTAATAGTCACCAAACTCCAAGACATACGCTTGAGTCAATGAAAACTGAAAGCGATACAGTTTGACGAGTTTGGTCGAGTCTTTAACTTCGATGACAAAACGCGTGCCCGCACGGCGAGTCAGGCCACCTTGAACTTGAGGTATCTGGTTCAGACAAAGCGCAAGTGAACTCTTGTACTTGTCGATACCAATGCGGCCGTACATCAACGGCGACCATTCGCCGCCATTAAAACTCTGTTGGTTCCAAGTTGCCTTGGCCATGTCAATATCTCGCTGAAATCCAACGGTCTACGGGCGCTGCGTCCGGCACCGTTTCGAGAGAATCAGTGAGTTTGCATTCAGATAGGTAATCTCTGAATTCACCCATGAGAACTGATTTCTTCTGGTTTGATTGTGTCAGTTCGTCGCACATTTCTACTGCCATCTTTAGCGCAAACGCTTCGGCAAACATTGGGTCAAAGACGTTAGGGTCTGTGACGTTTGCGATGTATCTCAGGTAAAGTGTTTGTGCGCCTGTTGATGAAATACTGCTTGATCCCGCCACATACGTTAGATTCGACCCTGCGATCGCTGTCGAATCGGTGCCACCATTTGTGAGAATCTTTCGACCTTCAATCGCCCAGTCCAACGTGTTGTCGTTTGGCAGTAAGACCCGCAAACAATCACTCGGCAATGAAAACTGATACTGGTACCCAAACGAAGGGGTCGTGGTGTCGGGGGCAAGGACTGCTCGAGTCTTGGCGAATCCCCATGTGTACCGGCGAAGCAACGCCAAGCGAACTGGATCGTATGCGTTATTGCATGACCTAGCTTCTCGGCTATTGTCCGTCAACGCAAGGATGCGGTTGGCCCCAACAATCTGAAGAGCGCGGTTGCAGATACCCACAATCGAAGCCACAGCGCACTCCTATTATGTGTTAGCGATGACGGCTACTTTTAAGTTTGAGCCTGGGACGACGGATAAATATTCAGTAGTGTTTGCGGCAAGACGGCGATTAGTCGTGGCTGCCGTGGGCGAAGCACCAACCGCAATAGAGCAAGTTACATCCGTGTGCAAACGAATCATTCCGGTCTTAGCGTTAAACGCTGCCGATGATGCGCTACCCACCGAAATGGCTACCGTTTGTTCGGCTACCACTGGCTCTTCGGGCGTTGCGTTCTGGTTGAGATAACCAGCGCCATCGCGCCCTTGCTTAACAAACTCAGTGATGTATAGAACCGCCATCAGCCAACCCCATTGATGTACGCGTAAATGCCCGTTGGCGAGCCGCCTGTTATCGCGCATCGCACGTTACAAGGTGGCAAATAAATCTGTGTGGCCAAGTACGGCAAGGTTGTGGATTGAATCAACGTCGTGCCACCCACCGCACCGACTGTCACCCAAGTGCCGTTAGGGGTCTGGTATTGCAAACTGATCGTCGCCCCGCCTACCGTGCCCTCTGCTGAAAACACATACAAGCCGCCAAGGATTTTGGTGGACGCACCAGTCGCACTGCCGTTAGACAGTAGCGTGTATCCCGCTTGGTCAGCGCGTGCCATCTTACAGAGGCGGCCAGTTGGCTTGCACAACCGCTGCGCGAATCTTCTCGATAGCCAACAAGACCGTTTCGCGGTCAGGTATGTTGGCGGTCAAAATGTTCAACTCAGCGTCTTTGCTTTGCGTCGTTGCCGCAACCGTCGCCGGTTGATCTACGATGCCTTGCGTGTTGGACACGCCGATAAAAATGTTAGTTGCCATCTAAAACTCCAAAACGGGAAGGGGTTTCCCCCTTCCTTGTTGTACTTAGGTTGGCGTGCTGAAAAACAAGTCGATCGCCAGGTTGCCCGAGGCGGGTAGGTTGGCAACACCAACCAAGACTTGGATAACCTCTTCAGCGGTCAACACGGATTGCTCTTCTTGCGCCGTAGCCGCAAACAGAGTCGGCGTATTGGTGGCAGTCAGAGTTTGAGCCGCGCTGTTGTACTTTGCCGCTGTGGTAGATGTACCAATCGACAAAGTTGAAGTGCCGAGCGTCGTGTCTGTGTTCAAAATTCCGTAAGCGAACGCCAAGCCAGCGGGCACTTTGGCAATGATGATCTCATTACCTACGCCGAAAGTTTGGGAAGCCAACGAAATCGAAGCACGGAAGCGACGAAGACGGGCACCATACGCCGCCGTAGTGGCGGGTTTAACCACTGGCAACGAAGCGATGCCAGCGAGTTCGTTTGAATAAGTCTGTGCCATGTCGGTCTCCGATTATGCGCAGTTAACTTGAACGACGCGCTTCTCTTCCAGACGTGTCGCGCCGAACGTGCCGGTGACATAAATCTGAGTTGAGTTACGCTTGTCGGGGCGCTTGTCGATAGTGGTCTGAACGTCATTCCACATACCGAGTGCTACGCCTGACTTCGCCCAAACTGGGACGTAGTACAAGCCACCGGTGCTGATCGAACCTGTGTAGCTTGGGCCACCAGGGATGCGCTCAGAGTGAATGAAGTTAAAACCCATGAACGAACGGATGCGACCTTCGACCAACACTGGACGATCTGTGTAATCGAGGTTGACCGCTTGAACTTCGTTCAACAAGTTGTCGTGCTGAGTAGCGGTGATCGCGCAATACAGATAGTCATTGTCGATGTCCACTTCGGCTTGCAAGAGCAGTTTTTTGGCTGCACGCAGTTTTGCTACGTTCAGGCCGGTGTTGCCCGATGCGCCTGTGGTCACTGCTACGATCTGGCTTGATGGCAACGCAGTTGCAGTCGTGCCGTTCTCGCCTGTTTGAGCGTTGCTGAAAAATGCGTTGACGATCTCGTCGTCCATCGCACGGCCCATCGCCCAAGCACCAGCCATCGCATAAGGCGAAGAGGGGTCGATCAACATACGCAATTTATCTTGCGAGTCAATCAGATCAGCCCAGTCATAGTCGTTTGGATAAATCCAACGCTTGTCTTGGGGAGTTGAAATCAAAGGTGTATCACTGTGACGTGATTGGTTTTTGACAGGGTTAACCTGACCGAACTGTTCAGCAACCGAGGCTGCTTTACCGTGAAAAGCCATGTTTTGCACGGCATCGCGCAAACGGCTTCCCTGCTGCTGAAGCAGCATCATTACATTTGTGCTGTACTGCTGCACAAACGCGGCGTTGACAAACTGTGACATGGAAGTCTCCTAAAAAATTCAAATCGAAATTGCGGCACTAAGGCTGTCGCGCTTCCGGCTTGTCCTCTTTAGGAGGGGCCAAATTATTGCTTCCGACTTTGCAGGGCCTACCGAACAAACGGCGGTGGGTTATCCTTTTTCGGCACCTTTAGCGTTGTGCTTTTCGGCACGTCTATCGGTGAATTGATGTGATTATACAAAGTAGTTGAGGTTTTAACAATCTCTTCTACGCCCATTTGCCCCGATTGACGGTGAAGATTCACCGCCAACTCGAGGCATCTGAATTTTGCTTCTAACTCGTTCATGTCTGTGACAAGTCTTCGGCTGTGATCGTGGCATCCGTGGGAGCCAAGTTAACGATGGTCGCTTGCGCCGGATCGGCATTAGCCACGGTGTCCGCCACTGGGTGGATGTAAAACACACGGCGTCCGGTCGAACCATCCAGACGGTCTTCAACCCAATAGTTTGCTGAGTTCAAACCATTGCGGCGGCAATAGTCGATCAGAAAGTTATTGGGAATGTTGGCGTAGTAATCGCCATAATCATATGCAATTGCGCTCATGTTGTATTACTCCGGATAGGCGAACTTCATTAGTCGGGTCATCTTGCTGACTGCTTCTGAATCTTTGGACAAGTATTTGGATACAAACGCCTTGTCCTGTTGCAACATCTGAATCTCGGACTTGGCTTGTCCTGGGGTCATCGCATCGCCAAATCCACTGGACTTGCCGTTTCCTGCGACAAACGTGTCTTCCATAACTCGGGTGCCGATTTTCTGGAAGAGTTGCATCGTGGCTTTGTGGCCGATCGCACCAGCAATCTTGTCTACGTCTGCGGCTTCCAGCCCCAAGCCTTGAACGGCTTTGCGGGCAATGCCCACGTTTTGGTCGAACGCCGCACCCCACTCTTGCGCAAGGGCTTGACTATCGGCTTGGAACGCGGCTTGCGTCTGTTGTTGCATCTGCGCTTGTTTGGCACCTGTGTTTTCGCTGAACCACTGCGCCAACGCCTCGCCTTGTTTGCCACTCAAACCCAACTCGTGGAACTTGGCCGCTGCCGCTGCCGCAAACTGTGGATCGCCCAAACCTTCAGGTGCCGCCAGTTTGTAACCATCGGGTTTTTCGGGTCGCCCCAAGCGTGCATAAAACGCGCTTAACTCTTCGGGCGTTGCATCGGCCTTGGGCAGTACCACGGCATTACCCGCTTTGTCTGCGCCCAGTAATTTCTCAAGGTTCCGGTACCCATCTAGCACTTGACGTGGCTCGTTCCAGCCTTTGTTCTGGACATAGCCAAGCGTTACTTCGTCAACATCGGCACCAAGCCATGACGGTGCAGTCGTGACAGGTGCCGTGGCCGGCGCAGAAGTGATGGCCGCTGTTGAGGTGTTTACGCTCGTTGCGTTGCCCGCTGAATTGTCGGACGCAGTGGTGTCAGTCATTGTTAATCCTCGGTGTGGGTGGCGACTTTAGGCTGGTTCTGCCCGTATAAACTCCACAACTCGTCGTCCGTTAGTTGTAGATGTTGGGAAATCCGCAAGAACACTTCGCGCCGACCTTCGGCTAGTGCGTGCGCTCGAGCATCAACGTGAAACGTGGTCTGATTAGCGCGACAAAACTTCGCCAAGTCCGCCAATACCTCTTCGCCAAAAGCGTTACGAAAGGTCTTGACATAGGCTGTTCGACGTCGTGCTAAGAATTGAAATGCTCGTGCTAATTTATCCAGCATCTTTGTTAACCATTCGGTTGACCAGCACTTGGCAACACGCCTTGCGGTGCCACAGCCTTAGCCATCTGCGCCATGCCTGGCAATGCGGCGGTCATCGCAGACGCTTGTTGTGATTGCGCCCGAGCCTGACGTTTGGCTTCAATCACATCGGGACTATTGATCCAGCGGAACGGCATCGCGTTGATGTCCGCCAACTCAGGGATGATCGCATCCCAATTAAACGAATCCATAACGCTTGGGTCTTGCGTTTCTGCCGCAATGCTTGACGCCCATTGAACAGTGCGCATGACGCCAACCCCTTCTTCGGCACGCATCGCCCGAGTAAGTGGAGAGTCATAGTCAACTTTGTACTCGCCCCCGTTCGCCTCTTGAAGTTCAGGTGGCATCGGTGGCAACATGCCCTGTGCGGCCAACAAGTCAAACTCGCGGTGAATCATGGGACCAAGGCCTTCGGACTGATAGCGCCCCATCGTTGGGTTCAAGAGTGCGCCTTTCTCTCGGGCACGCTCTAACACTTCGGTCGCGGTCATCTGTGGTGTTTCCACCAAAATCTGGAATAACGTGACCAAGAACGCATCGTTGATCGCGGTGCGCTCGTCGTCCATCAATTCTTTGCCGATGTCTAATCGACCAGTCTCTAGGGTCTGGACAAGTCTTTGACCCTGTGCATTAACCGCGCCGTAATTAACGGCACCAGGCGTCAAGGTGAACCCATCTAAAACGCCATCGTCGTGCGCCAAGAGAATTGGATCGACGGTGCGATGACCTTGTTTTAAGATCGTCGCCTTCATATCGTTTAACACTTTGATGCCAGGCAACACAGTCATTGCGGGCGACCGGCCATAGATTTCACCTGGTGCCAACATGTACCGCGCCACGGTGTAGGGCATTGAGTTGTATCCGCCCTCAGACAGCATTTCCCGCGTGTCTTTGTGAAGATAATAGGATGCGTACCGCTTGCCTTTCTTGCCAATGCTAAATGGCATCCAGTCATCTGTACGGGGGCAAACGTAGTGGATGAACCAACTTTCATCCTCTGGCATGTTCTTGGCTTTCTGTTGCAACGACTCAGGCAGGTTTTCAAAGCCCCACTTCTGCGCGGCTTGTCGTGCGGTCATCTTGAAGCGGCGAAACACCTTGTCGATAATGCCTTGGTGATTCTCCATGAAAAAGAGTTCACCCAAACTAATCACTCGGTACCGTAACCCGCCGCCATCGAGTTCGTCGA